TTAGCCATTAGAGACTTACCATATTCTTTACACAGAAAGCTGTGGTAGTTTTTGTATCTTCTACCTTAACTACTCCGTACCCAACTATTGGACTATTCACAAATTCATAACCTCTTGCTGTGCCTATGCGTACCAGTTCAACTCTACAGTCATTCAAGGTACTATAATTAAATATTATTACAGGCACTTGAGGCTGCCCATTAGCTAACATTGTTGCAAGTATAATAGCGTACATTACCACTTTTCCCTATCGGCCCAGTATGCTGCAGACATTTTGCCCTTAGCAATGTTCTTACCATGCCTAGCCTTGAATGACTTACGCTTGGCTTTCATCTTATCTGACTCACCTGCCTTTGGTTTACCTGCTGTACTAGCACCTTGTTCACCAAAGCGTATCATTTTAATTTCAGATCCTTCTTTGGCGAGTACTACGTGTGACTTTGTAGGGTGCTTAGGAGTACGCTTAGGCTTGTTGTAGCCAGAGAAGGTTTCACCCCTGTATTCTATGCTCATTAGGTTATATCTTCCTTCTGTGAACGCTGATTGTCCATAAATGCCTGAACATCTTCAGGTGTGGGCCATAACTGCCAACCTGTAGCAATGTACTTATCAGTTGTGTAAACAGGATTACCACGATGTGTGTGGGTAAATCCCGCTGGAAAGATAACTAAGTCTCCTCTCTTTGGCTGTATCCGAACACCTTGGTATAGGAACTCTGTTTCACCTTCACCAGCAGGAACATCATTTAGATAAATCATCCAAGCTAACATCCGCCTAGTTATTATGTCATGCTGCGCTCCTACACATTCATAGTGAAATACGTAGTATCCCTCCCCCGACTCTGCGCTAGACTTCTGAAGCTGACACCCATTTAATTCCAATGGAAATGGTAGTTGTTGTCCATACTCGTCAAGGTATTTATAAGTTTGTTCTGAAATAATAGGCATTATTTTATTAAACCACACCTGCTTTTTAGCAGCGTGTTCTTCCGTATCTTCAGGATAAGTAAAATTTAAAGCAACTTCAGAGCCTGTCTTTTTTGCAACACTATTTGATTTCTGAGCATAGAACGTGGGGTAGTCAGCTACAATAGCGTCACAATCCTCTGGACTAAGTACATTAGGAATTATACTTATAAAGTTCTTCATTAAATTATCCTGATACAGAGGCTACATGCCATACATTGGCAGAAGTATCCGTAAATGTAGTGACGTTCTGATACCTATCTAAGGGTCTTTGAAATTGATACGACCCTGCATTGGGAACATAGTAGGTGTCACCCACCCAACGTGCGGCATAAGAATAATAGCCACCAGCAATCTTCATCCCCTGTTGGTAGTTATTATTACCCTGAAACGAATGACTACCATAGCTTGAGTTTTGAATCGAGCCGATAGAGGTAAGAGTAGTAGTGTTATAACCACTTGCAGTCCATACCGCAACGTCCTTATCTTTCCCATGAAAATGAGAGAAGTTAAAAGTGCCACTTGATGGAAGTCCTGCTACCCCCTGACCAACCAAAGTATAGTATTCAGACATTGAATGTGGGGCAGTGCCGCCAAACTCTGCCACTATCTGTGCAAAGCTTATTTCTCCTGAACTTTGTAAAGCCATATATTACCCCTTGCTAAACATGTCCATTAAATTTTCAATCTGAACCTGTTGTGCTTTGATTGCTTCAATTAATATTGCATGGATTGCATCATAGTCAACTGTCTTGTACAAAGTCTCCGTGTCAGCTTCATATGGTAGGGCAGATTCCGTAATTGCCTGTGGTAAAACTACTTCTAACTCTTGTGCAATAACACCAGCAGACCGCTTACCATCTTTGATACGGGTAAACTCTACACCACGAATCTGTTGTATTTTATCAAGGGCGTTCTCTAGCGTAGTAATGTCCGTCTTTAAACGCTCGTCTGATATTGTAGTTGAGTAGGCGGTGATGTTACCATCAACGTGCAAATCACCAGCATCTGTAAGACGCATATCTTCAGCGTTAGCAGTATAAAAGCGCAACCCTACATCTGCGTCACAAAAGATGTAATCATGGGTGTTGCCCCAGTAATTATCATGAGTTGTGCCACCTGTACGTAAATCATGGGCAATCTTAGTTCCTGTAACTGCTCTATCTGCAATATGTTCCGCATCAATAGAACCAGCAGCATAATGCTCACTGTTGATAACATCATCTGCAATCTTAGTACCATCTATAATATCAGCAGCTAAGTGCACTCGGTCAATAGAACCATCAACATAATGAACACTGTCAATGCCATTCTCTAAATGAGTTTTTATCTGTGCTGCTGTTTGATCTGCTGTAGCATTAGCTTCAATACCATCCAGCTTAGTACCATCAGTAGCAACATCACGACCATCAAAGGTAGAGTTGGTAGTGACAGCACCTGAGAACGCACCTCCCGCTAGAGGCATCTTAGTACCAATAGCAGTCGCAGTAGTAGTTGCATAGTTGGCATCATCACCAAGTGCAGCAGCTAGTTCATTCAAGGTGTTTAGTGTAGATGGAGCAGAGTCTGCTAGAGCCGCAACTGCAGCATCTGCGTAAGCAGTAGTTGCTACTTTAGTTGAGTTGTCTGCGGCAGTTTGTGTAGTAGTAGTTGGGCTACCGCCAAGTGCAACACTGTCAGCAATCTTTGCAGTAGTTACAGAGTCTGCAGCTAGATGCTCAGTGTCAATACTACCAGCAGCATAGTGCTGACTATCCAGTAAGTCGTTGGCAATACTAGAGGCATTAATACGGGCAGTAGGTATAATTCCTGACGTTAAGTTAGCACCAGATAAAGTTGTTAGATCAACAGTACCCCAAGTTAAACCACCAGCATTGCCAGTCTGTTTTTGTAGGTACTGTCCATTAGCACCCGCATTAGAAATGTGCAAGTTATCTTCATCAACAGACTCAGAACTCATATGCTCTAAATCAATAGAACCAGCAGCATAATGCTGACTGTCAATTAAATCATTTGCAATGCTACCAGCATTAATACGGGCAGTAGGTATAATACCAGAGGTAAGGTTAGCACCTGACAGGGTTGTTAGATCCACAGTACCCCAAGTTAGACCACCTGCATTACCTGATTGTTTCTGAAGGTACTGACCATTAGTTCCTGCGTTAGAGATATGCAAGTTGTCCTCGTCAACAGACTCAGAACTCATATGTTCAAGATCAATAGACCCCGCAGCATAGTGCTGACTATCAATTGCATCATTAGAAATAAGAGCCACTACTTCAGCAGCAGTTCTAGGTAATGCGTGACCACCCGCAGTAGATCCATCGTGGATTACTAGAGTGTCTTTATCTGTGTCAACAGTAACTTCACGTAAGGCACCTGTAAAAGATGAATGCTCGGAAGTCGTGCCACCACGAAGTTGTAATAATTTACTCATTGTTATAGACCTCCAAAGTCTAGCTGTAGGTTAGTACCTGATATGGTTCCTACGTTTGTCATATTGTTATTTGATGCGTTTAAGGCACTACCTAACTGTAAGCTAGAGCCTGATATAGTACCAATGTTAGTCATGTTGTTGTTCTGACCATCTAACGTGCCAGCTAATTGAGGGGATGTATCACCAGCTACAGACGCTATGCCAGCAGAAATAGATGCCCATACACTACTGGTGTAATATTTCAAAGTGTTTACACCAGAGGAAGAGTCATACCATAAGTCACCAGCATCAGGGCTAGAAGGAGCCGAAGAAGAAATAGTGTATTGATTTGCATATCTATTAACGTCAGCTATAGAAGCACCGACTGTATTAACATTGGCTATTGAGCCACCTACTAAATTAACATTGGCTATTGAGCCAGCAGCTAAGTTTATATTAGCAGCATTAGATACTACAGAGTTAATGTTAGTTGCATTACCTGCTACAGAAGTAATGTTAGAAGCATTAGATACTGCAGAGTTAATGTTAGAAGCATTAGATACTGCAGAGTTTATGTTAGAAGAGTTTGAAACTGCAGAGTTTATGTTAGAAGCGTTGGATACTGCAGAGTTTATGTTAGAAGCATTTCCTGCAACGCTAGTTACATTTGCAGATATACCAGCAACAGTAGTTACATTAGCGGATATGCCAGCAACAGTGTTAACATTTGCAATGGCATTACCTACAACCGATATATTATTACCTACGCTAGTAGTAATTGCCGTGGCTATAGAACCTAAGTCTTCAGTAGCGGTAAGTTCCCCACCTACAATATTAATTAAACTTTGATTAGCAGCACTAGGAGCCATTGCTACCCAAGCAGAGCCATTATATACCTTCATAGCTGAACTAGAAGAACTGTAGTACATAGCACCTGTTAGTAAAGAAGCTCCATCATTATCTACAGTAGGATCAGAACTCTTTGACCCAAGAAAACGATCATCAAATGCGTCATAACTAGCAGCCGCAGCAGTAGCAGAGTTCCCTGCGTTTGTCTCACTAGTTGATGCGTTAGACGCACTAGTAGCTGCTGCCGTGGAAGAGCCTAATATAGTGTCTACATAAGTTTTAGTTGCAGCATCCTGATTAGTAGTAGGGTCAGCTACGCCTGTAATCTTGTTAGCACCCATTGCTAAGACACCACTCATGGTATCGCCAGCTTTGAGTACTTGTAGTGCATCACCTGCATCTACGTATGTCTTTGTAGTAGCGTCTGTGCCAGCCGTAGGCGCACCTAAGCCAGTGATCTTGCTAGTACCCATAGCAATTATGCCAGACATGGTTCCACCTGCCTTAGGCAATTTTGTACCTAATGCAGTAGTAGTGGTAGCAGCATAGTTAGCATCATCACCTAGTGCAGCAGCCAACTCGTTCAGAGTATCTAAAGCTGCAGGAGCAGAGTCTATTGTTGCTGCAAGTACAGTATCTACGTATTGCTTAGTAGCAGCGTCAGAGTTTTGTACAGGGTTGGCTAATCCTGTTACTGTTGCGTTTGTACCAGAGTTCATATCCAACGAACCATTGATGGTTACATTGGTGAATGAACTTGAGCCAGAACCTGCGGTAATATTACCTGTAACATCACCTGTGACTGCGCCCGTGTGAACACCTGCAGTATTACCTGTAACATTACCTGTTACTGCGCCAGCGATAGGGCCAACAAAGTTAGTAGCTGTTACTGTAGTTCCTACTACTGTACTGGCAGTAGTGTTACCAATCTGAGCATTGTTTAACGTGCCACCTGCAATGGTAGATCCGTCAATAGTACCACCATTAATGTCTGCAGTAGTAGCGACTAGTGAGGTTATGGTAGCTGCTGCTGGCGTTGATGCACCAATAATAGTTCCGTCTATAGTACCCGAATTAATGTCTGCAGTACCTGCTATAATTGCAGTAAAAGTACCAGCAGCAGGAGTAGTACCACCGATAGTAGCATCTACAGTACCTGCATTAATGTCTGCAGTTGCAGCAATAACAGAAGTAAATGTACCGACAGCAGGGGTAGTCCCACCTATGGTAGCGTCAACAGTACCAGCGTTAATGTCAGCAGTAGTTGCAACTAGCGTAGTGACTGTAGCAGCAGCAGGAGTAGTTGCTCCAATAACAGTGTTATCAATTGTACCTGCGTTAATGTCTGCGGTAGTGGCTACGATTGAAGTAAACGTACCAGCAGCAGGAGTAGTTGCACCTATAGTGGCATCAACCGTACCAGCATTAATATCTGCAGTAGTAGCCACAAGAGAAGTGACTGTTGCAGCAGCAGGAGTAGCAGCACCAATAATAGTAGCATCAATATTACCACCATTAATATCTACACTAGCCAGTGTTGATAAGCCTGTGACACCTAGAGTACCAGCAATGGTAGCGTTCTCATGAACAGCGATAGTGTCAATGTAGCCAATGCCATCAATGTATAGATCCTTGAACTCAGCACCAGAGGCACCAAGGTCAATGTCACTATCCGTGACGGGTACAAATGCCCCATCTTGAATGCGTAGTTGCTCCACTGTACCTGTACTTACTTGTACAAAGAAACCAATACGATTGTTAGCAGTATCAATAACTACTTTGTTTAGTGCATCAACGTCTGCAATGAGAGGTATATAAGCCCCCTCAGTAGAAGAGCCGTCATGCTTGTGACCAGTTGAGAATGCGAAAACATCTCGTAGCGCATTGTACTCTGCGTTAACGGGAGCCGCTTTTATTACTGCGTTTGCAACTATGTCTGCAACGGATTGTCTAGTATAGCCAGCCATTTTATCTTAAATCTCCAGTGCCATAAGTTATTACTATGCCCTGTATGCTGTGACTAGCATCAGTACCATTAGTTACATATTTAAAAGATACAGACTTACCAGAACCTGCTATGTTAGTTGTCTGTATTGGGGATGGATTACCACTGAATATAGCTGTAGTATTATAAGAAGCCTCATTATAATAAGCTGCTGCACCTGTAGTAGTCATTGTATAGTTTGTGGGGTTTAGTACATTAATATCTTCATAGTCATATACTACGGATAAAATAATATCGTTATCACCTTCTGCTCTAAGATATGTATTAACCTTATGAAATATCTTACGCTGCTCAGGATTCTCCATGTATAAGTATGGAGTCTGATACACACTGAATATGTCACTACCTGCAAAGTCGTTACCAATTTCTTGTCTGTGTACTTTACCTGTAGACGTACCATGTATTACAAATTCGTATTGACCTATGTAACCACTAGCAGCACAAGTAGCTTCTAGTCCTAGTAACTGACCGAACTCAAACGAAAATCCCTCAGGATGTTTGCGTATACCGCCAATCACTCCCTGAGATTCTGCTGCTGCAAAGAACAAACGGAACTGTGACTTTTTACGTATTACTACAGAAGATAGTCCTGACAAATCTATATCAAATATAATCTCTGAGAATAGGGATTGAATATCTTTAGATATGGTTTCTAACTGTACATCTCCAATCTTACTTGTACCAGAAATAGGGCGTAGTCCATCTTGACTAAGGAACAATAGATCCCCACCAATTTCAATAACGCTGTCGGTAGCAAGACAACCTAAGTCATGCGTAATACTAGATAGTGTAAAGTCAGAAGTACTAGTACCCTTCAATGCTTTGATTGTGTTAGTACCAAATACGTATAGGAAATCTCTGAAAGGTTTAATAGCTACTATGTCAAAGCCTACATTGATTACGCCAGCACCATTGCCCGTAGCAAAGTCTGTCTCAGCTAAGGGTGCGCTAAAGAATAGCTTAGTAGGATGTGATGGATCACCTGCAAGAAACATATGATTAGCGTAGTCTACAGCATACTTTGGATCTGTAGGTGCAGCCGAATGGGTTATCTGTGTGTACGTTGTACCATCATAAGTAGCAGCAGGATTAATACCATCTGTAAGCAGTGTCTTAGGAGTACCAAAGTTAAAGTTAGTAAAACGAACTTTGCCTACGCCTGTCATTGTAGGTGAACCACCGCAGGTAACAGCTACCCATGC